AGTTGCAATCTTTTCTGCAACATCATTGTAGGTTTGATTACCTTTCAAACCATTTGAGAACCCTAATGTATCTTCTATTTTAGGTTCTTCTAAAACTTCTTCGATGAAATCACTAAGGTCTTCTCCTAGTAATTTTATCAATTGTTTTGCATTCTTCCTTGCTTCCTTTTCGTTTTTATAGATTGCAAGTTCTTGCCCATCAACATAAACCTTAAATTTATTTGATTTCTTTGCAATAACGATAGGTACTTTTTTACCCTTCGGGCCTTTCTCCATATAAGAATCCACCTCTTGTTCACCACGAGGTAGTTTGAATTTTTTTACTTCATCTAGTGAATTAACTAAATCCTTAAAGTTCTTCATTTGCTGGTTGTTCCTGTTTGTTTAACCAATCTAGTTGTACATCCAGTCTCTTGCCCTCTATTGCATCTCTTTGTTTGTCTACCATAGAAGTTGCAAAAGCATCTGAAGCTGCAACATTATCACCTGCTTCTATAGAATCAATCATTTTTTTAATATCTTCTCTTGCCATAATTTATTTCCTCTTACATGGAGAAGTCATTCTCTCCTTCCCCATCATCGTTATCTTCTTCGTCTGAAATTTGTGAGTCAATCATTTCTATCTCTTCTTCGGATTGTCTAAGAACATTCTTTCTAACCCATTGTTGAGAGAAATATTTACCTACAAATTCATCCATTTCCCTAAGTGTAGTGATTCTTTCTCTTTGAATCTCTGCATCTTTTAGTTCTACAAAATGAGAGTCCTTCTGAAAATCATATCGAACATTCTCTTTTTCTAGTTCCCATTCCTCAATTGGTAAAACACCTTTTAGTACCAGTTGAGTTCTAAGTATGTCGGTAAACATACTACTAAACTTCATTCTGAGTCTATCTACAAATCGTGAGAACTTAACCTCATCTCTTGATATCTCAGTTGTCCTACCTAAACTAAATCCTGCTTCAGTCTCTAATCTAGAGATAGGTACATTTAAACTTCGGAACAGTTTTCTTTGGAAGTATATAATATCTTCTATTTCACCTAGGTTTTGACCGCCAGGTAAGGTGGTAATCTCTGTTCCTCTTCCACCTTCTCTTCTTGGTAACCAGAAATCTTCCAACATACTCATATGTTTTCTATCATCTCTGATTTCACCTGTATCTGCATTGTAGACTAGTTTATTCTTATACCTAGTCATAGTATCTGCAAGATACTGTTCTGCTTTTGCCTTCGGAAGGTTACCTACATCAATATAGAATATCCTTCTTTCTGGAGCTCTTGATATCCTGTAGATAACAAGTGCATCTTCCATCATCTTTAATTGGTTAGCTGCTTTCAATCCTTTATGCATATAACCGATGATGTTTCGTCTTTGAGCATCCATCATTCCAGATGTGCAATAAACTATTGCATCTGGAGATATCTTCAAGGTTTGAGTTCCTTGCCCTGCCATGTAGTTTTTTTCAAAACCACTTTGGTTATAGGTATAGAACTCGTTAACCTTGTCGATAACTTCGATACCTTGTGCATTCTTTTTCTTCTGCACTTCCCTAATCTTTTTAATCTGAATAGGGTCTATCATTCTTAACCCAACGACACCCTTTTTAGGATTCTTTGGGTCAACCAGTAAATGGAAGTACATCCTTCCATCTACATACCACTTTCTGAATATCTCAGAAGAGGTTTGGTTAAATCTGAGAAGTCTTAGTATTTCTACAAATTCTTCTCTTATTTTGGATTTAATTGAATCTGAAAATTTAGTTGCATCTAAGTTTATACCAACTTGGGCATCTAAATCATTATTAGAGATTGCTTCTTGGACGATATCGTCAATTGCCATATCAACCTCTGGTATCAATGACATTTGTCGGTATCTTACAATTAAGTCTGATTCAGACTTAACTCCACCTTCCATGTCAACGAATTGACCAGAAGCCATACCCCCACCAATCGAATATCCACCCTGTCCTATTTCTAGAACTTGAGCTCCATCATCGTTAATAGGTGCAACGAAGGATGGTGCGTTATCCTCGTCACTCTTTCTCTTTATTTCAAATCCAAATATATCCATAATAAATATTTATAACACTAAAGAAGGAACTCTAATTAAAGAGTTCTTTCCCAGTGTGAATAACTGAATGTTACATCAAAAGTCTGTATCTCATCAGCAGTATCGTATGATAAATCAATTTGTGCAAGTGTTTGAGGGTACATATTGTACAACTCATATGTTGCAATGATACTATCATCTCGATTCAACTGTGATATAGTTGCTCTTGAAACTAGATATTCTAAGTCTGTCGCACCGACACCACTATCTAATTCTTGTATGCTTTCCATCCATTGTTCTACTGCTGTTCTAGTAGAAAAGTCTACATCGTTAATGACTGTTATTGTCCAATCTTCAAAGGTTCTATCCCCAGCTATTTTTAGTTTGTGTCCTCTGAAAGGAACTTCAACTACTGGTAAAGTTGAGCCTGGAATCGCAGCTGTTTTACACATAAACTCGATTCTCTCACCCATTCTAGGAATATAGACTTGAAATCTATTAGAACGAACACCACCAGCAATTAACTGTGACTTAAATTCATCTATAGTTGCCATCGTTTACTCCTTAGTTACCATATTGGGTATTAGTAGCACCATACACTTCTTCAAACTCTACACCAGACCTAGCTGCAACAAAGTTTAGTGTAATGAAGTTGATACTCTTATTTGGTTTAACAAAAATAGAAGCTTGGAATTGATTTGCATCCACAACTGATTGTGGGTTATTTGTTTCATCACAAATAACTTGGAAATCAACGACCCCTCTTCTGCCCTTCACTTGTCTTAAGAAAGGTTCAATAGTTGCTCTAAATTGAGCTCTTGTAAATGCATCGTTAAATTCGAATAATTGGAATTTAGCTGCAGTACTTATTGCTTTCTCCATGACTATGAACAATCTTCTAACATTAATTCTATCAAATGCACTTGCATTTGCTAAAAGTGTTTTATCTCCGAACAATACTGTCCCTTGGCCAGGGAAAGTTACTATTGGATTAACTCTCTTCTTATATAGTTCATCTCTTTCAGCTTGATTTGGATTAAAAGACAATTTAGTAATTCCTAAGATTTGTCCATTATTATATCCTGCTGGTGAGAACCATGCGTCTCTTTGACTATCTGTTCTAGCCATGAGACCTGCTGTGTGACCACATGCTGGTATATAACAGAAGTTATCTGTGTACTTATCGTACTGATAACACCATGCACTATCTAAAACTGCATAAGAACTTGAAGTTAGTCTGTTTGCAAATGATACAATACCACCTGTTCCACTTACTTCTTGTCCATTATTATTCACGCAAGATTCTTTTCTTGGTGATATGACTGCCATGCAGTCCTTTCTTGCTTCTGCAATTGCAATTAGATTATTTGCTTGTGTTACTGCTTCGTCTTCTGTTACCACATTATTGTTTGAACCATCATCACCATTAAGAGGCCCAGATATTAAAAAGTCTACATCCTGTGTCTCTGCATCTCCAAGATATGTTGAATATCCTGCTTGCTTTTGACCAGATGTTAGACATGAACCATCTGTACCATTAGTTAATGATTCGGTTATTGGTAATGAATGTGTATCAAATAATGCTCCCGCAGCTGCGAAAGTATTACCTGCTTCACTTGTGTTTGAGTTGTGGTTTCCCCAGAAAATGTAATTAGAGTTGTATCTGATTTTGTCTACATAGTAGTTTGAGTTACCTTCTGAATCTTTAGCATTAGATGCCATTGAAAGACCTTCGTATACCTCAAGTACCTCACCAACGATTCCAGTAATTAAACCATCTTCGTCTACGACTACTACATGAATCTCATCTAAAGAACTTGAGTTTGCAATTGCATCTGGACTTGAGCCAGGAGCTTTTGTAAAGTTCTTTGCAAATTCCCACTCACGAACAATGGCATCACCATTGCCTGGAGCTACTTTAAATCCAGATACTCCATCTGAATCTAGAGCTACACTTAGTGTGTTAGAGTTTATTGCAGTGATTCTATAGACATCTGTTTGTGAACCAAATATAATTTTGTCACCAACTACAAAAGCTGCACCAGACGCAACATCAATTTGCGTATGTCCTACAGCAATAGATGAGTCGGAGACTGCACTTCCTATTGTTTGAGAAAATGCATTTGCACTTGCACATACAGATACTTTTAAACTATTACCTAAGGCACCTACACATCTTGCAGCCCAATGGCCTGCATTAGATGGAACACTACCAGAATGATAATTATTATCATAGTAGTGTGTAGAGTTTTTAATTAGTACTCCAGCTGTTCCAGAAGTGGCATTCAACATTCCTGTTGCTAATGCTCTCACTACCTTTAAGTTATTTCCATATTTCAAGAAATTTGCAGCTGAATAGAAATGTTCTTTTTTCTTTACCTCATCGAGGTAAGTGTCTGAACCTTTAGGTTCACCAAAAACATTTACTAATTCTTTCTCAGAACTAATAGTTCTAACTTCATCAACTGGGCCCCAACTAAATGAACCAACAAAACCACCAATACTTGATGATACTGCTGGGACTACATTCGTAACATCGATTTCTCTGACTTGAACGCCAGGTGATACTTGAAATGCCATTTTAGTTTCTCCCTAATATTTAAAGTTTTCTATAACAAACCTTTTGTTTTGATTTGTAATAGTATTTAGTATTTTATTAATTTTAAAAAGTCCCATAATTCGTGTCATCATCGTCCACTGTCCATAAATCTCCACCTTCTTTGAACTGTTTATTTCGATAATTACCACTATCCATTATACCTATTGGGACTATATCGTCTTCGATTTCTTTTTGTTTTTCAGAATATAACATAGATTTTAAGTCTGCATTTGACATATCTTTGAATAATGGTGTACTAACAAACCATGCAAATAATACACAATTCATTACCATATCATCATGACAACCACCATCTGCTTGATATGATTGACCTTTAGATACAAAGGTTGCAAACTCTTGTATAGTGTCTGTATCTCTTATATAGAGTTTCTTTTCTTCCATTATTTCTTTCAAGGCTGCACAACCTAATGCTTTAACCTTCTTAGTCATACGAACACCTACACCATCTGCTTTTATAGCACTGGTCATAAACATATTATCATATTCTAATTCATAGTACAATTCTCTACATACCATTGTTCCTTGGTCATTATTTTCTACAATAATAAGTGCATCGTTGTATAATTTACCATATTTTGCACATATATCTGGTAATAACATAGGAGATATCATATTATCTCTAAATGTACATACTTGTTCAAACATATTACCATCGTGTATATCAAATATAGTAAATGTAGAATAGTCCATACCTTTACCTTGTGCAACATCTACAGTCATTATATACTCATGATGTGGTTTAGGTTTCTTATAAACTCTTACATTACCATATAATTCCATAGGATTTTCAGATGTAAGTCCTAATATAATATTAGATGGTATTAAAGTTCTACCAGTTCCTAGGAAAGAATTACCAAATTCTTGTTCAAACTGCAACTCTGATGTATTTGCAATGGTCTGTTTTTTCCATTGTTCGTCTCTGCCTGGCACATCATGCCAGTTAACTTGGTAGTTTGCAAATTCATTTGACCCTGTGACCGATGCTTCCCAAATTCTATGAAACATATTACCTACTCCATTTGCAGTAGATGTAATAATAACCTTTGAGTTCTTACCAGATGTAATTACTGGATATGTACCAGTATAAAATGGTTCTGCATTCTCTACAAAAGCAAACTCATCAAGATACAAAAGGTTAACAGATAATCCACGAATCGAGGATGTTGTTGTAGCAGATGCAATAATTCTAGAATTGTTTTCAAAATCTATACTTCCTTTGTTTAGTGCTTTAGTACCTGGCTGTAAAAAGAATGGTACATTCTCTAACATTGTAGTTATACGAGATAGCATTTCTCTTGCAGTTGCACCTTTGTTAGCAAGTATTGCAACTGTTTGTTCTGGATTAAATAGTAGATACCAAAGAAGATATGCACATACTGTTATTGATTTACCACTTTGACGACATGCAAGTACTATACTAAAACGATTATCATTAAAGTGTTCGATAAGATTCTGTTGATAATCATACAAATCAAAAGGTACTAAACCTTCATCTAGTGATATGATTTTAAGATATTTCTGTATGAAGTAATGAGGTTCACGAGTACATTTTAAATACTCTTGAACTTTTTCATTATCCCAATCTTCTGTAACACCCTGTCTTTTGACATTGATATTACCAAGATATCCTTCATTCTTCGGTTTTGGCATTCTGTTTCTTTAGTAATTTCTGTAGTTCAGCAGTAGACCCTACAAATAGATTCTGATTTGTTGTTTGATTTCTGGGTCTGTCATCTTCTAGGTCATCCATCATCTTCTGTATTTGTAATAGTTTTTCAGAAGTTTCGGATACTGTTTTTATTAACTGGCCAGCAACCTCATATGTCCTCGGATGTTCACTTTCTTTTGCAAGGTCTAGGATACCCTCTATTGCATCTTGGCCCCTCTCTACGAGTCCATAGAGAGTGTTTCTGGTGTATTTGTAGTCTACCTGTTGTTCACCCTTCCTTTCACTAAATCTTCCATTAGCATCTCTAGGAACGAGTTGTTTATTAGTTTCTTTGACTACTTCTTCTGCTTCATTGTTGATATCTAGAAGTTCATCTAGTTTGTCGTCTATTGACTGTTTCATAATATATTACCTGTTAAGATATATTTATAGTACCACCCATACCACTGTGATTTGGACAATAGTAGTATAAAGTACTTGGTGTATTATTATCTATAACTATTTGTGTATACGAACCAGATTGTCCAGCAGTTCCATTAGTTGTTACACCAGTAGTGTAATTAGAACCACCAGCATGTGTTCCATCACTGGTTGTTGATATTCTTATAGGATGACTACTATTTGAATTGTCTGATTGTGTAAATCTATAAGTCTTACTTCTATTTAAACCAAATGTTTGTTGTTGTATATTATTGTAGTAGTATGCATTACCAGTTTGATTATATCCACTTTTGGCTGCAACTGTAATTGCATAACTTGTAATACCATCACCAGACTGTTGACCACCACCTGTTTGTTGTCCTTGGTCTTCTGCTGATTGTTCTCCAATTGCACCTATAGTTGATTTATCAGTATTGTAATCTGTATTGTTACCATCAAAAAAGTTTATATTTTCAGTTATATTTAATGGTGCTGTTTCTGGACTTGCATTTGCTGGATTGGGTATTACAGATACTTCACTTTGTCTACCAGCTGATGATTGTGCTTTTCCATCGTCTGATATATATGTTCTTGCACGAACATCTCTAATAATTTCAGAAGATGATATAGAACCATATAGATATGTTTTCATCTCAAAGTTTAATGTCCATATAATTACTCTACGAGATTGGAAGTCACCTTCATACTGGTCATCATAAGATACATCTGACAATATGATAGGTACATCCCTTTTTTCGTTAGTGCCAGGCACTGTTGTCATCGTAACTGTAAAGTCTGGTGTAAAGAAAGGTAGTATTTGTTCTACAACCTGTAATGCATCCTCAGTGTTCTTTGCCATGATATACAAACCAAATTGTATATTATATGGGACTGGTGCAAACTGTGTTTTTAAAACTGAATTATCAGATGCATCATGTAACTTATATTGTTTTAATTTACCTAGTTTTCTTTCAGCATCATATGCTAATCCTGTAATATCAAATGCCATTCTAGGTAAAGTCATTGCAACTCTTGAGTTGTTTGTATCCATGATGTCACCTGCTTGGTCTAATCTTGCAATAAACTTTTGTTTAGGGCCATAAGATAATGGAACTCTTACATTCTGAGTTGTACTTCCATTTGCATTGTCTCTTTGAATATCAATCTCATTGAACATAGTACCAAATACTGATACTGCTCTTTTGATTGCTTCATGATAGAAATGTGATTTACCTAACATTTTTGATTCCTAGTACATAATTTTCTGCAGCCGATTCTGCATATGATTCACTATGTTCTTTATATATTTCGTCTGTTACCCACATATTACCTTCAAAATATCTAACACCCCAGTGTCCTTGAACACTTTTGAATACTTCTGCTCTTCGATTATCTTGCCAATAATCATGATACTTTCGGTCAAAATCTTTCATTCTTCTTTCATCTTCTTTCATAATATTCATATACCAAATTGCCATGTATATATTTATATTGACCCAAATGGGTTACTTTCACTAAAGTCTACTATGTTATCTCCAGCAGTTTCAAAGTCTTTGTTATCTGCAAGTGGGTCATTAGGCATTGCATACATATCTGGTGCAACTGTTATTGCTCTATTTGCATTACTTGTTGCACCTACTATATTACCAGCATTTGCATTTGATGTTAATACAAACATTGTGTTTGAAGCTGGTGTTGAAGTATCACTAAATGTAATGTTATTAACTTTAAGTATTTTATTACTTTCACCAACTGATGAATAAGATACCACTTGACCAGATACAGTCTTACCAGTATTGACAGTCTGAGTTACAGTTTCACCTACTACAAAGTCTCCAGAACCAGCACC